CTAAGAAGATGTACACTCTGTACTCACAGGAGACAAGTGTACGTGGTCACAATGCCTTTGCTCTGTACTCTGCCTTCACCAACTACTCTAGCTATGGTGATGAACGCAATGGCTTCACTGTCAAGGATACCAAGAGTGACACCAAGGAAGTGACCATGCTCAACAGAGAGCTTGAGGTCAACAAGTGGATAGCTACATCACAATTCAAAGAATTGGTAGCTGCCTAATGAAGTTACCTAGATACACACAGTCTAGGTCTAATGCTAGTGGTGTGGTTGAGTACAGATTCAACCCACCACAAACCTTGGTTGATGCAGGTGTCGTTAAGCGTGAGCTATACGGCTCTGACATTGCACAGGTTAGGGTACTAGCCAAGGCAAACAACATGAAGATAGATGCTTGGCGAGAAGAGCAAGCCAAGATTGTGTCAATTAATGGTAGCAGTACAGTTAAACAACTTATTGATTACTACTACCAATCAAATGATTTTAAAATGTTAAGAGAAACTTCTAAAGAAGACTACATTTATTTCCTATCTGTTGCAAATATGTCACTAAGTAACAAGAAGTATAGCCTCATTACACCCAAGTTTGCCAAACAAACCTATGAGGAATGGGTAGAACGAGGTATCAGCTTTGCTAATCATATATGTACCTGTATGTCTAAGGTGTACAACTATGGCATGGACATGGAACAGGTAACTCAGAATCCTTGGGCTAACATTAAACGCAAGAAGACTAAGCAACGAAAGGTTGTCTGGTCAAAAGATAATGTTGTGTCCTTCCTTGATGTGGCATACAGTTCCTTTGACTACAGAAGTGTAGGTCTAATCATACAGATGGCATACGAGTGGTGTCAGAGGATAGGTGACATGAGAACTTTAGTGTGGGATAACATAGACTTAGCTGAAGGTAAGCTGTACCTTGAGCAGTCCAAGCGTAGGGCTGAAGTCTTTCTTCCAATTAGTTTAGAGTTAAACCAAATGCTACAGGAACAACACAGTACGTGGAACTTCCAACAGTATGTAGCACCAGTACCAAAACCTGTAGGTGGTGAGTACTTACCTTACAGTATGATGCAACTGTCCAAGATTGGACGGTCAGTGATGAAGAAAGCAGAACTACCTGACATACTACGTCTTATGGACTTACGTAGGACAGGGGTAGTTGAGATGATTGATGCAGGTGTTCCATTGCCACAGGTTATGTCAGTGACAGGACATGCTAACCCTGCATCAGTTAAACCATATATGAAGAATACATATACCAGTGCAAATAATGCATTGACATTACGAAACTCTTCTGTACAATCGAACTTGAGAGAAACAAAGTAAGTGAGATACATATGAATAATATATATAATATAGTAAGTGATTTAAATATAAGTGATGGAGAAACTAAACGTATAAATTGTCCATCATGTAGAGGTATCAAAACATTCACAGCTACAAACAACATGGGTAGTCTGGTATGGAATTGTTACAAGGCAGGGTGTGATTTATCTGGAAGTACTAGAGTCAGAATGACAGTCGATGACATTCGCAACTCACTTGCACCCCACGTACAACGTCAGCAAAAGGAAGACTTTGTACTGCCTGAGTATATCGTATCTCATTCCAATGAGGTCAAGTCATTCAGAGATGAGTATGGTCTTGACGAGGACGAAGTTGAGCTAATGTATGATGTTCGTGACCACAGGGTAGTGTTCCCTATATGTCACAGTGGTAAAATAATTGATGCCACAGGTCGTGCATTGGGAAAAAGACTCCCTAAATGGAAGAGATACGGTAAAAGCGACTTGCCATACGTATATGGTTATGGTAAGGTGGCTGTAGTTGTTGAGGACTGTGTGAGTGCTGCTGTTGTAGGTAGTGATGTATATGTCGGGGTGGCTGTGTTGGGTACATCACTCTCCGAATCACACAAGAGGTACTTGTCACAGTTCTCAACGGCAATTATAGCACTAGACCCTGACGCTGTACCCAAAGCTATGAAGTTTGTTAAAGAGTTACGTAGTTATGTAGACAGTGTACGAGTTATGCACTTACAAGATGATTTGAAGTATAGAAACCCGACTGACTTAGAAAATTTAGACCAACATAGGAGATTGAATTATGGAATTAGCACTCGTTAGAAGCCTAATGGATAAAGAGTTTTACGATGACCATCGTGGAGCAAGGTGTCCTGATAAATTATTTACCAAGGATGTTCGTAAAATAAAACAATCTATAGACTCAGCCATGCAACGGTATGAACGTACAGTTACACCTGATGAAATAGAAGCTTTGTTTGTATCGAACAATCCCACCATGACCACGGCACAAAAGAATGCTTTCTTGTCTTTGTTCCGACAGATAAAGAAAGAAGAACCTATGGGTAGTGACATAGCACAGGAAGTGTTGTCCAAACTATTCCAACAGGTAGTAGGTGAGGACGTAGCAAACATTGGCTTTGACTATGTCAATGGTACAAGCAGTACTCTTGAGCCACTACGTAATCTACTTGAGAAGTATGGAGATGACTTCACCCCAAAGCTAACGATACAATGGGAAGACATAGAGATAGCAACACTGCTTGAACAGAATGACCTTGAGACTCGTTGGCACTTCAACATACCTAGTCTTACTCGTAAGATAGAGGGTGTGAATGAGGGTCAACTGATTGAAGTGGGTGCTAGACCTAATACAGGTAAGACTTCTTTCCATGCAAGTTTGATTGCAGGACCAAATGGGTTTGCATCACAGGGTGCTAAGTGTGTCATCCTGTGTAATGAGGAGAAAGCTAGTCGTGTTGGTGCTAGATACCTAACTGCTGCCAGTGGCATGACCATGCAAGAAATCAAAGCTAACCCCATGAAGGCTCATACCCTGTACAATCCTATCAAGGACAATATAAAATTGTTTGACTCTACAAACAGAGACATGTCATGGGTTGAGAGTGTGTGCAAGTCATACAAGCCTGACATACTCATACTTGATATGGGTGACAAGTTTGCTACAACATCAGGCTTTGCTCGACAGGACGAAGCACTCAAGGCTAATGCAATCTATGCTAGGAGTATTGCTAAGCAACAAGGCTGTGCCTTATTCTATATGTCTCAGCTATCTGCTGATGCAGAAGGTAAGGTCTTGCTCAACCAGAGCATGATGGAAGGCAGTCGTACAGGTAAGGCTGCTGAAGCAGACCTTATGATTCTTATTGCTAAGAACCCTATTGTTGATGGGCAAGAGGAAGAAGACACACAACGACATTTAAATCTAGTTAAGAACAAACTCACAGGATGGCATGGTGTTGTTCATTGCGAACTTAACTACAGAACAGCGAGGTATGAAGCATGACAGAAGAAAGAAAGTGCAGAGACTGCGATACTGTTTTAACAGTAGGACAAAATACTTTAGAAAGTTATGTTACTAAACATAAAGGTATTTGTATACCATGCAAACGTAAGTCTAACAAACTATACAAGCCTTTACAGGTAGCTAAAAATCCTGAACGCATGTACGTTAATGGTAAATACATATCTAAAAAACATCCACTATACAAAGCAGGTATATACAGAACATTTAATGACGCAGCTTTTACTGGATTTGAAAACTATGAAAGCACCAAAGAAGGATACATATATGCTATTAGTAATCCTGCATGGGAAGGTTGGTTAAAGTTAGGTATGGCTATTGACCCTAATGATAGGTGTAGTTCTTACCAAACCTCAAGCCCACTAAGGGATTATGTACTAATACATAGTAGGTTTTTTAAAGACAGACGCAAAGCAGAATCTAAAATGCACATATTAGCAGAAAAGATAGCTGAAAATTTTAATTCAGAATGGTTTGAGTTATCTAAAGAAAATGCTATTACTATAATAGATAGTATAGAAGATGAAAGTTCTAGTGACATATCCTCTATGGTCAAACGAATCACAATAAGTAGAGAGGAAATACACATATGAAGGTAGAACTAATTAATTATATGGGTAATGACCTGACTGTGGTAAACGCAGCACGTGTTAGTTACAACGTAAACAAGAAAACATTTATAGATACAGATGCCAAGCTCATTAAGTACTTAGCTAAACACAAACATATGTCACCCTTTGGTCATTGCTTTGCGTCCTTCAAGGTGCAAGCACCTATCTTTGTGGCACGACAACTAGTCAAGCACAAGTTCCTACGTTGGAATGAAATCAGTAGACGGTACGTAAATACCAAACCTAACTGGTATAGACCTAGTATTAACGATGCTGACACAGCTATATGGCGGTCACAGACTAAGGACAAGAAGCAGGGAAGCGGTGACGTAATACAAGACGAAGAGATACAAAGTAAAGCTACATTTTATTTAAGTGATGTTATAGCTGATGCTATGTCTGCATACGAACAGCTACTAGGCATGGGTATATGTGAAGAACAAGCACGTATGGTGTTGCCTATATGTCACATGACTGAATGGTTTTGGTCTGGTAGCCTTGATGCATTTGCAGATATGTGTATATTAAGATGTGCAAGAGATGCACAAGTAGAAACAAAGATGGTTGCTGACCAAATTAGTAACCACATGGAAAGACTATTTCCTGTATCATGGAAGGAACTAACGAATGAAATTAACTCTTGATGTAGAGAACACCGTCACACATCGTGGCGGTAAGCTACACCTAGACCCATTTGAAGATACCAATAGCTTGACTATGGTGGGTATGCTTGACGAGTATGGCAAAGAAGATATAGTTATCTTTGACCATAGTGAAGCACCCACCACAGACAGTGGCTCTAAGATTGTACAAGATGCTTTGGACAAGACCACGCTATTGATTATGCACAATGCACCCCATGACCTGATGTGGTTGTGGGAGTGTGGCTTCACGTATAATGGTAAGGTGTTTGACACAATGCTTAACACCTACGTCCTACAACGTGGCTTGAAAGAACCACTGTCTCTTGAAGCTTGTGCCGAAAGGTTTGAACTTGCTACCAAGAAACAGGACACACTAAAAGAATACTTCAAGAAAGGTTACTCGACTAGAGAGATACCTGTCGATGAACTGTCAGAGTATCTGTCGGCTGACCTACACGCTACACAACAGCTATCCGACAAGCTACAGCTTAGACTTGATACCACAGATGCTATGCTTAGTAGTACAGCCAAGCTCACAGACGAGGTTGCTGTATGTCTAGCACGTATCTACCAACGTGGGTTTACTGTAGACCTCACCGTACTAGAAGATGTACGTAAGGAGTTTGAGACTGAGCGTGGCTTGCTTGTTCAAAACTTAGACAAGCAGTGTCGTGAGTTGATGGGTGACTATCCTATCAATCTAAATAGCCCAGAGCAGTTGTCATGGGTTATCTACAGTCGTAAGCCAGATGACAAAGCTATGTGGGGTAATCAGTTTGACCCATATATGCCTGACTCTACGTACAAAGAGAACATGTCTAGGTACTCTAGCCTAGTGTATAAGAAACAAGCAAAGCAATGTAGAGTTTGTTTTGGTAATGGTATGATACGTAAGACAAAGAAAGACGGAAACCCTTTTGCAAAACCTAGTAAATGTTCTGACTGTACAGGTGTCGGCTATATTTTTAATGATACACCCAATGTAGCAGGTCTAAAGTTCAAAGCCCCTAGTGCTAAGTGGGTCAGTGCCAATGGCTTCAGTACAAACAAGACCAACCTTGAGTTGCTTGAGAGTGTAGCCAGAGGACGCAAGATGGCAGATGCTGTGACATTCCTACAGAATGTTCGTAGACTATCTGCACTTGATACCTATCTGTCTAGCTTTATTGATGGCATCTCTAACTACACAAAGACAGATGGTAAACTACACGTTAGGTTATTGCAACACCGTACCAGTACAGGACGATTCAGTGGTGCTGACCCTAACATGCAGAACATGCCCAGAGGTGGTACATTCCCTGTGAAGAAGGTTTTTGTTTCACGTTGGAAAGATGGACAGATAATGGAAGCTGACTTTGCTCAATTAGAATTTAGAGTCGCTGCATTCTTAGGTCAGGACAAAGTAGCTATGGACGAAGTATCTACAGGCTTTGATGTTCATGCCTACACTGCCAAGGTTATCTCAGATGCAGGTCAGCCTACGTCACGACAAGATGCCAAGGCACACACATTTGCTCCTTTGTATGGGGCAAGTGGATACGGTAGGACACCTGCTGAAGCTGCATATTATAAGCAGTTCACAACTAAGTACTATGGTATTGCTCAGTGGCACAGTCGGTTAGCTAAAGAAGCTATAAATACAGGAATGATTACTACACCGTCAGGTAGACAGTTCTCTTTTCCTGACATAACTCGTAGACGTAATGGTAGTGTGTCACATTTTACTCAAATAAAAAACTATCCTGTGCAGTCGTTTGCTACAGCAGACATAGTGCCTATCGCACTACTACACATAGACAAGTTACTTATTAATTTAAATAGTTGTATAGTAAACAGCGTACATGATTCAATCGTGATTGATGTACACCCAAACGAAACCCAAGACGTAATAAAAGTTATATCTGATACCAATGAGGTGTTGACCAATTTGATAGAACAACAATGGGATATAGACTTCAATGTACCATTATTACTTGAAGCAAAAATAGGTTCTAATTGGCTTGACACAAAGGACGTAGCGTGATATAACTAAGATTCTTAAACAATATACAAGGAGGTATATATATGATGACTAATGAAGTAGTAACAATCGACACGAATAACTTTAACGCAATGGCTAAAGCTATGGGCATATCCAATGAACGTAGTGAGGTCACGGATACAAAGAAAGCTAGTACACTAGCACGTGTCAGACTAAATCACAAACCTGTTATGGGTGCAGTGGAAGTCAATGGTAAGACCATCAATGCTGAAGTACTGGCAGGTGGTTCTTACAAAGTAGAAGTACCTAACGGTCCTACCTATCTAGGTAAGTCTGCAATCATTAGACCTTTTATGCAAAGGTTTATGTACAAGCGTTTCATACCTGCTGTAGGTAACGGCAAGGCTAACTACAACAAGACCATCATGGCTGACAGTCTCAACATAGACTTGAAGGACAACTTTGGTGGCTTCAACTGTGGTAAACCTTCAGGTTGGATTGAGGACTTCAAGGCTTTACCAAAAGCACAGCAAGACTTAATCAAAGCTTGCAAACGTGTACGAGTTATATTTGGTACAATAGAACTGGTAGAACCACATGATGAAAATGGTAAACCTGTAGATGCACTACCACCTACACCTTTTATATGGGAAGTAGACAACAGGGATGCATTTAAAATCTTTGGAAAATCATTTACTGATTTAGCAAAAGCTAAGAGGTTGCCACCACAGCATACTATGATATGTACATCAGAAGAAGTTAAGGACGCATCCTTTCAATACTATTTACCACAGGTTAAATTAGACCTTACTAAAAGTATTGAGCTTAAAGATGCTGACCAAGAAATGTTTGCTGACCTTATGCTATGGGTACAAAACTATAACGAGTATATACTTAATGAGTGGAGTACCAACATGCACAAACATGACGATGTGGACACGGACTTGGTTGATGACTTTATTGACATTGACACTGCGGAACTTGTCTAATGAATCATCCTGCAGAAATGGCAATACACCAGTACATGTCTGATGCAGCTAACGGAAAGTCCTCTATCTCAGAGGACACCGTTAAGCAAATTGGTCAGGACGTAATGGACGCAATGCAACGTCAGTTCGGTGGGGGAAATAAAAGGGATGAGTTTAGACTACGTATGTCCAACATAGGTAGACCAACTTGCCAACTCTGGTTTGATAAACATCAGCCAGAGAAGGCACTCCCTAAACCCACTACATTTGTAATGAACATGATGCTTGGGGATATAGTGGAAGCTGTATTCAAAGGTATCCTAAAGGAAGCAGGTGTAAAGTATGAGGATTCTGAACAGGTATCTCTTAACTTGGGAGAGAATACTATTAATGGAACATATGACCTTGTTATTGATGGTGCTGTTGATGATGTTAAGTCGGCATCCGATTGGTCATACCGTAATAAATTTTCTAGTAGCGAAGACTTAGCGAGTGGAGATTCATTTGGTTATGTAGCACAGTTAGTTGGCTATGCCAAAGCTGCCAAGAAAAAACTTGGTGGTTGGTGGGTAGTCAACAAAGCCAACGGTGATTTCAAGTATGTACCTGCATCCTCTATAGATGAACAGGAAGAACTAGCTAAAATCAAAGCTACAGTAGACACAGTAAATAGTAACACATTTAAAAGATGCTTTGAACCTGTAGCTGAATACTTTAGAGGCAAGCCTACAGGTAACACTGTACTAAACAGTGGCTGTAGATTCTGTTCATATAGAGAAACCTGTTGGGATTTAATAGAACGACCTGCTGTAAAGTCACAAGCTAAAACACCTAAGATGGTGTCCTATATAACTATGTCGGAAGAGTTTGCATAGTGGACGCTAAACAATTTATTGCAGCACGTAAGTATGGCTACCGTAGTGGACTTGAGTTAAAGACAGCCCAGTATTTAGAATCTTTACATGCTTCCTATAGATATGAGGAAGTAAAGATAGAGTGGGAAGACTTAACGTACAGAACCTACACACCAGACTTTGTGCTGCATAATGGAATTATAATAGAGACAAAGGGTATGTTTACTTCAGCCGATAGAAAGAAACACCTTGCCATTAAGAAGCAACATCCTAAGTTAGATATACGCTTTGTCTTTGAAAACAGTAAACGTAAACTAAGTAAGGGAGCAAAGACAAGGTACTATCAATGGTGTAATAAATATGACTTTGATTACTATGATAGAATAATACCTGAAGAATGGCTAAAAGAAAAAGGTAAAGATAAACATCCAGTATTTATAAAGTTTGGTTATCAAAAAATTAAAAGGAGATTTGTATGAAAAAAGAAAAACTATTTTTTGATTTGCAACCAGAAGATTTTATTATTCGTATACATCCAAATACAGATACAAATAATAAATGGACAGGTGAGGTAGTTGTTGGTATAGTAACTTCAGAAGAGAATGAGTTAGATGATGCTGACTATAGTGGCATGTTGCAGTTTACTAATTTACTATGTACTTGTGTGGCTATGATGGAAGAAGATGAAGAGTTTAGAGAAGCTGTACAAGAATATGCTGAATCGGAAAAACAAAAAACAGATGTTGTTGTATCTAGTAAACCTAAGATAGTTAGAGATTCTAGTACTAATATAATTAAATTAAACTTTACTACAGAAACAGATGGGAGTGCATAGTATGAATAATTTAGAACCCAAAGTAGAAGACAGAAAAAAATTTGATTTGGATTTAAAGTATGGAAAAATAAGAGAGTCCGAGATAGCCGACATGTTACAAGACAGTAAGATAGAAGTTAAATCAGAAAGAGATATGTGGCAACGTACTGGTAACATAGCAATAGAATATGAAAGCTATGGCAAACCATCAGGAATTATGGCTACAGAATCAGACTATTGGTTTCATAATCTGTGTATAGGTGATGACAAATATGCAACACTTGTTTTTAAAACAAAAACTTTAAAAAATATTATTGACTCTTTAGACTCAGTACGTACAGTAAGAGGTGGAGATGACATGGCATCTAAGATGTATCTTATTAATATACAAAAGTTGTTTTCCTCAGATGTAATTAAAACGTATAAAAATAGGAAGGTAGTATAACATGAAAATATTTGATGACGATATAGGCATAGACACACTAACAATAAACGGAAAGACATTACACGATACAGAAGATATGGTAAACCATCCACCCCATTATAATCAATATGGTGTAGAGTGTATTGATGCCATACGTGCAGCTACAGGAGAGGGTTTTGAGTATTACTTGCAAGGCAATATAATGAAGTACCTGTGGAGATACCGATACAAGAATGGTATAGAGGACTTAAAGAAAGCCAACTGGTATCTTGAGTTATTAATAGAAGAGAAGCAAGACAATGAGAATTAAAATATTTTTAGTTCTTGACATTGATGATGAAGAGTATCCTGTACCTGCTGATGGAATGGTCAATGAAGAAATAGAACAAAGTTTAGAGCAACACATCTATGATATAGATGGTATTAAAATACATTCAATTAAAACTATTACGGAGTAATGCACATGAATAATATGTTACCAACAGATTACCAAAACTTTATAGCTACGTCACGTTATGCACGATGGCTAGATGACGAAGGACGTAGAGAAACGTGGAGTGAAACTGTGTCACGCTACGTAAACTATATGCATGACAGGGTTAAGTTCTCTAAGGAAGACAAAGCTGACATTGAACAGGCTATTTTAGGGCTAGATGTTATGCCTTCCATGAGAGCATTGATGAGTGCAGGTACAGCTTTAGAGAGAGACAACACAGCAGGATACAACTGTAGCTACTTACCTGTAGATGACTCTAAATCTTTTGATGAAGCTATGTACATCTTACTGTGTGGTACAGGTGTAGGCTTCTCAGTTGAGCGTAAATACGTTGACAAGCTACCAGAGATACCAGAGAAGATGTTTAAAAGCGACACTACAATAGTCGTTAAGGACAGCAAGGAAGGTTGGGCTAAGTCACTACGTATGCTGATTGCATTACTGTACGCAGGAGAAATACCCACATATGATGTCAGCAAAGTACGTCCTGCAGGAGCTAGGCTTAAAACATTTGGTGGTAGAGCCAGTGGACCTGCACCTCTCGTAGACTTGTTCAAGTTTACTATTAATCTGTTCAACAACAATGCAGGTAAGAAGCTTACAAGCTATGACTGTCACAGCCTGATGTGTAAGATAGGTGAGGTTGTGGTTGTGGGTGGTGTGCGTAGGTCAGCTATGATTAGCTTGAGCAACCTCTCAGACATACGAATGCGACAGGCTAAGTCAGGACAGTGGTGGGATACTGCACCTCACATGGCACTCTCTAACAACTCTGTTAGTTACACAGACAAGCCTGACGCAGAGACATTTATGCGTGAGTGGACTTCCCTAATTGAATCTAAGTCTGGTGAACGTGGTATCTTTAATAGAGTAGCAGCTAAGAAACAAGCAGCTAAGAATGGTAGGAGAGATGCTGATTATGAGTTCGGATGCAATCCATGTTCTGAAATAATATTACGTCCATACCAATTCTGTAACCTCACCGAGGTAATCATAAGAGCTACAGATTCATTAAAGGACTTAAAACGTAAGGTACGTATAGCTACTATCTTGGGTACAGCACAAGCCACACTCACTAGGTTTCCCTATCTACGTAAGGTATGGAGTGTAAACACAGAGGAAGAAAGACTACTAGGTGTATCTCTTACAGGTATCATGGACAATCAGTTGACCAATGGCAGACAGGAGTTTCTATCACATGAAGGAAAGTTGAGTACTATACTACCTGCATTAAAACAAGAAGCTGTTGATACAAATAAAGAGTACGCTAAGAAGTGGAAGATACCTCAATCCACAGCTATTACCTGCGTCAAACCTTCAGGCACTGTGTCACAATTATGTGACAGTGCAAGTGGTATACATGCTAGACACAACGACTACTACATCAGGACTGTACGTGGCGACAACAAAGACCCACTAACACAGTTTATGATTGACCAAGGTGTACCCAGTGAAGCTGACGTAATGAAGCCTGATGCTACTACCGTGTTTAGTTTTCCTATGCAGTCACCTGAAGGTTCAGTCACACGTAATGACATGACAGCTATCCAACAGCTACGAATGTGGATGGCATATCAGGAGCATTGGTGTGAACACAAGCCTAGTTGTACTGTGACAGTACGTGACCATGAGTGGGTGGAAGTTGGTGCATATGTTTATAATCACTTTGATGCAATGTCAGGTGTGTCATTTTTACCACACTCTGACCATGTTTATCAACAAGCACCTTACCAAGACTGTACTAAGGAAGAGTACAATGTTATGTTAAGTAAGTCACCAGAGAATATAGATTGGAACAGGCTGATGGACTATGAGAAGGAAGACACGACATCAGGCAGTCAGACCTTTGCTTGCAGTGGTGATACGTGTGAAATTGTAGATATAGGAGCTTGATATGGAAATAAAAATAATACCAAGGCAATTACCAAACATAGGTGTAGTTGAAGCTCAACTACCAGAAGAAACTATGAAGGACATCTGGAAGGTTGTTGAGGAAGCTAAGAAAACACCAGAGGACATGAAGGGCGAGTTGGCAGGTAACATCAACTCGTCTATACGACTAGACCCTAAGTCTTCTCATCTTGAGGACTTCATGCAGAATGTGCTACCTACATTTATTAGTAGTCACGTACAAGCATATGGTGCTCCTTGGAGAACTACAGGTGGGCAGTGGAACTTGGAAAGCCTGTGGGTAAACTTTCAAAAAAAGCATGAGTTCAATCCACCGCATGACCACGGTGGTGTATTCTCATTTGTGATATGGCTACAGATACCCACAAGCTATGAAGAGCAACGTAAGCTACCCATTGCTGTTGAGTCTAATGCAGACAATCACATATCTAACTTTGCGTTTACCTATACAGATATACTAGGCAAGGTAAAAACATTTGCGTATAACATGGAGAAGGAAGCTGAAGGATATATGGTTATGTTTCCATCACAGTTACTGCATCAAGTGTTTCCCTTTTATAAAAGTAATGGAGAAAGGATTTCAATCTCAGGTAACATCAGTATAGGAGCAGGACATGAAAAACAACAGAGGTAGGCATAACTTAGGTAAGTATGACGCACCCCTTATAATACAATACAAAAGGGGATCAGAAGACTTTCAACGTGGTAGGGTAGCCAATCCCTTCCACAAAGACACGATGCAGTATCGTGAATGGGAGAGGGGCTTTAGCAAAGCCTACTTTGATAAACTAAGAAAGGTACATAGGTATGAGCAAAACAGGATTGCTACCACAGCATGAGCAAGAACTACAAGATGAAGTCACACAATGGTTAGATAGGAGATATTCAATGGATTTTAATTCGTATCAAAGAGTCGCAAAGACAACAGCAATTTATCCTGCAACACACAAGATACTATACCCTGCACTTGGACTTGCAGGGGAAGCAGGTGAAGTAGCTAATAAAGTTAAGAAGTTGGTGAGGGATGGCACAAGTTCTTTACCAAAGGAATGGAAAGAAAATATAGCAAGTGAGATAGGTGATGTGCTATGGTACTGTGCCGTACTAGCAGATGACTTGGGCATATCTCTTGGTAAGATTGCAGCAGACAACGAGAAGAAACTGGCTAAGAGAAAGAGTCAGGGTACTATAAGTGGTAGCGGAGATACTAGGTAGTTATATATTACCTAGCTCTACTAATATAACAGCGTCTTCTAAATTAGTAACATTGGGTGCTCTATTATATTCTCTAAAAAAGAATTGTTGAGCACTCTTTTGTTTTGTTTTACTAAGTTTTCTAAAGTCATAATGTGCTTTTAGTAATTCAGGATTGTCTGTGTCTGCAAACTTACTGTCATCACTACTAATGTCAGACCTTACCGCTTTAATTTCATCCTCTATGTGTTCACGTATATGTAAGTTTACATGTTGTAACTCTGTATATTCGTTTTTGTACTCAGGACTTCTACTTTTGTAGTCATCTTTCCACATGCTTTCTATCATCTGAGCACCTTGAACTATTGTAGGTAATACAAGTCTTACAGTTTTATTTTCTAGGTTTCTAATACTAGGT